TAGTAGTATGCTAGCGACAATTTCATCTAGGTGAAAGGGGTTAACTGAGAACAAGAAAACACGAACAATGGCAAAGTGTGTTAACGAGACACCCATCGTGGATTTTTTATCCATGGTGGATCATCTTTGCACTTCAGATGATGGATCCTGGTCTGCTACTGAGTGTACAAATGCGATCAAGAGGCTTTATGAAATGAGACATGATGCTGTTATTTCTGTCTTACTTGAAGCTTGGAAATTTGAACAGATGGCGCAGCGCCCGTTTCTTGATTGGATAGCAAAGCTATCACCAACAATATTTGATCAGGTTTTAGCAAGAAAAGCTAAAGGAAAGCCATCAATGATGCCAGAACAATCCTGGTTTGATCTTGCTGCTAAAACACCCGACTACTGCATTCTTAAGGATGGTACTTTTCATTTTTATGAATTCACTGTTAGGGCAAACATACACGCTGCCACTGAGGAAAAGATGATCAAATACCGACCTTTGATTGATTCGCTGAGAAGATGTTTGAATCCTTTAAAAATTTCAGTGGAATTGCATGTCGTATCTTTGAAGCCAGATTTTTCAAATTATCAGAAATATGACATACCACACAAGGCAAAGGAAAGATTGAACATTCTTGCGGTTGGCATGGAAAATGCTTTAAAAGCATGCACCAAAGACCTGCCTAAAAAAGAAGCCTTGCAGCCTGTATTGAGTTACTACAAGCTGCTGATCTCTGAACCAAGACCCTACAAACATCCGCCAAGAGCCTCCAATTCCAAATGGAAAACTAAAGTATATGAGGCCGCTCAGAGAGAAGAAAATATTAAACATGAGGTCAAATTTATGTACTCAGCTTTAAAAAGAAGGCAAGCTCGACAAAACACTAAGCCACTTTTTAACAAGAGAAGTGACCTTGATCCAGTTGTCACAAATGTCAATTTGGATGACGTCTCAACCTTAATTGAAGGTGCTGCGAGATCTAGGAAACAAAAGTACGCTGACAAGAAGGTTCCTTCAGCCACTATTATGTTTCCATATACCCGCCCTACTGCTTCAAAAGACAGAGCCCATCTATCTCCAGAGGAAACTGTTCAGATTCCGCATAGCCATCCCATATTTAAGGATGTGATGGAACAGACAGGATCATTAACTAGCTTCCAGAAAGCTGCGATGAAACTTTCAGATAACGATTTCTTTGAACTTAAGAAAACAGATCCTGCTCAGCTCGGCAATTTGAAAGCACCTGAAGGATTCACAGTTAACCTGTCTGATGAATCAAAACAATGGCTCCAGAACAGTAACAAGGACAAAGGAAGAAAAAAGAGAGGAAAAAAAGAGGATCTTAGGCAGTGGAATGGTATGAGAAGAGCACAAGAAGATGTGGATGACTTTTTTGGCTCGAAGAAAAAGCATGTGTACAGATACAGACAAATTCAACTGGATTTACCGCAAGAAAAAAGTAGGATGATAGGTTGTTACGCCGATCAAAAACCTGAATATTCTGACATCCCGCACTTGACGGAGGCCGAGAAAGCTATATGGACTGCGACAAGAAACAACATTGGACCTAGCTCAGACTTTTTATCCAGCTTAAACCTGATGAAGATGGGTTCTGAACATGGCAAAATAGCTCAGTGGTTGATAGCTAATTCAGGGGACAAGAGATCTAATTTCTGGTCCAGATATTTTGGTGAAGGATTTATGCTGATAAAGCTGCCTGGTCCATCTATAATGAAATCTGGCAGTTTAGTCTCATTCAAATCCGCTATAATACGCGATTCGGGAGGTTATATGGACAGCTCCTCTGTAGCTCGAAGCGAGACTCAATTTAGCCTAGTTAAACATACTGATTGGCTATACACAAAAACTTTCACAGTTAAAGCCTCAGAGCTGCAAGAGCTTGCAGAGGCTCACACCAAAGCCAAGGCGGTGGCCCTATATCTTGTATCACTCGACCCAACCCCAGGAAGTACCAATGAAAAATTGAAATCTGCTTTCACTCTTCTCTATTCCATTTGCGCAAGGCCGTCTAAGAGATTGTCTGCGATACTTGACAATACAAGGTACCTGTACTCCCAAATGAGGTCGAGTTATTCAGGATACAAGGAGATGTTCAAGAAGTTTACTGACCCTGCTAAAACCGCAATTGAATGTGTTGTGCTCTCAAGATGTGAAAAACTACTTTCCAAACTAGCTGAATCAGAGCTAGAACAAGATGAAGATGGGGGCCTGAAAGGGAAATTTTATTGTATTTGTACAAACAGATATAGTTCTGATCCTCAGGTTGCTCTTGAAGAACTTGTAGGTGCTTTCTTCTGTGTGCCTCGAGGCAAACATGGAACTCAAGAAGGCTTGCATATATATGAAGAAACAATGGAATGGGCCAACAAATTTGAGGAAGCAGTTAAAGAATTTGGTGAAGACCAGATGATTGGAGGGTTCAGTGGTGTTGTCCCGACCAGGCAAGGCTTTAACAAAAAGGCAATGCAGGAATTGGGAAAAATAATCAACGAAGAGATACTATCCAAAAGAGAAAATATAAGATCACAGTTTTATAACTCAAAACTCTTTTCACCTTATTACGCGCAGCAAAGGAATTACAGCACCAAATCAATGCTCAACATGAAAACCGATGTAGAACCTGGTTTGTCAAAGAGATGCTATTTCGTGGCTCTGGACAAATTACAATCTGGAGATAGCAGATCTTGCGTGGATATGACAGAAGCATTAGACGGCCCCGGCCATGCCAAGTTATGCAGAAAATATCAGAGAACAGCAGCTGATAGGGGAATATTCATTCCTTCTCAACAGGATCGGGTTAGAGGGTGGATCTGTGAAACAATATCTGCTATTGTGGCTCAACAAATTCCAGAAGAAGCCATTTCAGATCCAGGTGATGAAAAAGGAAACAAAATGCAACAGATGATGTTTGCTACAAGAGACTGGAAAAATAGATACTTTTTAGCAAATGACATGACCAAATGGTCTCCTGGTGATAATTGTTACAAATTTGCTCCTTTTTTCAGATCGATGTTGGAAGGTGTGCTTGAACCTGAAGATGTAGAAATGATTGCTCAATGCGCAGTCGAACAGGGTGAGTGGTTTTTATGCCAGTCAGGCTTGATAAAGAAATGGCAGGAGGTGTATCTTCATGATAAGAAACCATTAACGACAAAAGTCAAAGATTTCTACTCACAATTCACGAAACAACCTGGATCCAACGAATACACCAAGTTTGTGAGAGGCAACTGGAAACAGGGTATGCTCAATTACAGCAGCAGTTTGGTTGGGGTTGCTGTCATGAAAAGGGCTTTCAGGAACCTGCAAGATAACAGAGTCATAAAAGAGCATAGATTCATGCAGCATTCTGATGACTTTTGTGGAGTTGTTAGTTTGAGTTCAACAGGAACAGTTTCCCAGGTTTATGAAGAAATGCAAGCTGTCGCTTCGTCAGCTGCAATTGCTCTTTCGGAAAGGAAATGCTATTGCAGTCCTGCCATAACGGAATTTTGCGGCTTCACAATGTTTGGAAATAACCTAACCTGCAATCCTGTAAAGGACATAATCGCAATGTTCTCAGAAAGGCCTGGTTCTGGTTTCTTTGGTGACATTTCTGCCGCCATTTCCACTGCAGGTTCAGCTTTGAGAAAAGGTGCTCAACTATCGGTTGTTATCAGCATCCTGTATGACACTATAAAACAAATCCGGCAAAATTACTCGATGGGCTTGCGAGGCATTAATTCTGTTTCAAGGTACTTAATGAATCCTGATAAAGTTTTCTGTTGCCTTGGCGGACCTGTTGAATCATTGATCATCAGATGTCTTTTCATGCCTATGAAGACCTGTGTTCGCTGGCTTGATACGAAGATCTACAACCAACTTTGGGCCGATGACAGTAATATTGAGGAAAGAAATTTGTGTGCAAAGCTCATTAAAGATTTCAAAAATAACACAGTGCAAGACCAGTATTCGAATAGATGGCTTGATTTAAATTGGTCTTTGTTTAAGCCTCAACAGATAGAAGAGTATACTCCTCTAAAGATCAGCGGCTTAAAATTGATCGAGAGAAAAGAAGCTTACAATTTCATCCTACCAATGAAAGATAGTGCCGAGACAGCAGCGGTGCTAGCGTCCAGGCTAAGTAATGGGACACTGAGAAATGCTTTGGTTGCTCAAAATCCTTTGGCATTAAGATCCAAGCTCTTCTGCGCTGCTCGGGGCTCTGTAATTGAAACTTACACAGAAATGGATGCAATAAGGTCTGCAGAATACATTGCCGAGCAGATGCTTATAGTGGAACAGAAATTAATAAATGGTGAGGCTCTAACGGAGAAGCAGTTTTGGGTTCAGAAAGTTGCTAAAAAAAGTGCTGCGGGAGAACCTGTGGAGGGGCTTTTTAGGAAGTCTGTCAGAGTTTCAATTCAACAATACTTTGAAGAAGGAAGCTCAACTCAGTGCTTTGATAAAGTCGAGCTTCCTGATGCCAAGCTAAAACATGAAATCAACCCGGACACACTACTTCAAAGCCTTCGAATAAGCAGGTATACTTCGCCATCACAATCTGATCCACATAAAGGAGCTTCTTACATACTGAAGAAAGTAGGTAGAGCTATTGAGCTTCCACCAACAACCAACAACATTTCACATGTCGCGGCATTTATGGTGAGCAGGACCCAAGAGGAAAGAGATGATGTAGCTTACCATTGTAAAGAGAGGTATCAAAACATAATGGATGATGTTGTGATATTGAGCAACATGTTAGCAACTGATGACATCAAACTTCAAGACTTACTTTCTCTTTGCAGATACTACCAGGGAAACCAGCCTAGGCTTTATGCTCTAATTCAATCCGATGTAGAATCTGGTCCTCTTGATTTCATGATCTACAAGATGGAAACCGCAGGTTACAACCTTGGATTAAAAGTTGCAAGAACTAATAGCACGGATGCTCTGTTACAATCCTTTGGACAAAAACAAACAACAGTTGAGGCTTCAATACTCCCATGTGCTATGGTGCTAGCAAGAGCTGCCATTGTAGAACCGAGATTCGAGGATGTCTTCCTAATTGAGAACGTAAAACCTGAAGAATACGTTCTCAAATCAGCGCTATCTTCAGATCCTATAATGAGAAAAATGCAAGTTGGGATCAAAGCTCTGCTTGGAGATCTTCGTCCATTATACAAAGAAATAAGCTTTGACAAACCAAGGATCTTGTGGATTAGGACACTTGAAGAAAGCTTTGGCCTTGGGACCGAATGTGAGGTTGTATGTGGGCACTGTAAAGCTCACCTCCGAACAAATACAGAAGGCTATAACATTAGTCTATCTCCAGGAAATGAGGTTGAACTAAGTAGGACCATGGAGACCATCAAGGACATTTTGAGAGCCGAAGGAAAGAAACTCAAATTAGAAAATCGCAAAGGATGGGGGATCAGTCCATGCCCAACAGGGTGGATTAAAAGATCATCCGCAGGTGTAATGAGGAATAATGTTGTTGCTAATCTAACGCTGTTACCTGAAACAGTCACAGATCAGGTGTACAATCCAATAAGCTGTGATATAGTGAAAGGAAGACTTGTTGTCAGAACCTCATCAGACGTCGAGGAAAGGTTATGGAGCATGATGCGACCCATAAGATGCCCTTCATTGCAGCCTTCTATAACTTGCTTAAATCCCAATAAAATCTTAGGCGTTGACTGGTCAGAAGCTATCAAAACAAACTACCTGATAACCCTGTTGAATCAAGAGAGAAATATCTTTCCAGTAAATCCTCAAAGTGCACAGAAAATGATTGGCAAGGTTCCAATAACCGACCTTGAAATCATCAATGAGGCGATACGCAGGCATGGCCAACCAGAGCAGGAAGTGGTTGAAATCGATTGTATGGAATTATTCAATGAAGTGGAAGACTTTGATTTCGATGAAGACCCATTTATGGAAGAAGAGGATCCAGAATCGAGCTTTAACTACCAATTTGTTGATTATATTAAAAGAGGAGCTGCTTTATGTAGGTCAAAAAAGGTATCAGATTTGGCCTATTATATTGCAGGAGAAACACTCTTACGATGCGAAAAAAAGCTATCTTCATATAGTGAAACACAGCTTGCGATGATTGCAAACAATTTTTGTTGTTTAAAACCTCAAAGCAACTATAGCAAGGAAGCCTTAACTAAAAGAGCAAGATCATATGCCAGCTGCCAAGCAAATTTCTGGGTGGATATTCTTGAACAAGATTTTGAGGAAACTGAAGAGTTGGATTTGACTGTCCTAGTGCTAGGCGATCAAGCTTCAAATACTGAACCAATCACTGGCCTGACCTTTCGTTAAATCAATGCTATATACATTCCGCCGCATTATACTTCAAAGAATCTGTAATAACATACATTTGCTATCTTGACTGAATGCTTGTCAAGTCTGTAATATATTTGAAGATTCACTACATTTATTTGTGATTTACTATATTTATTTATGATTTATATTCAATTGATTCAACTGTAAATATTCAAACATTTATTACATACATTTATAATCTGGTAGCTTAATTTATTCATTTACACCTGCTGGTTTGCATACTTAACTATTTTAGATATTCCTACTTAAGCATCTAGCAAGTTATATTGGTACAACGTCTTTGCAAACACAACTGACTTAGGTTTGCGAATCAGATTATATTACAGTTTTATATCCTTTCGATTCTTTATTACTTTACATATTTATCTTTGGTAATTTATGTCCGTAGCCTAAAAAGGTACAAATCGCTAGAATACTACTA